GCGCAAGAGATAGCGCTTGAATATTACTCGAATTTATTTTAATGGATTAAAAATTAGAAATATGCATAATTGGTTTGAATGTAAGATAACTTACGAGAAGATGCTAGAGAATGGCATGCAAAAGAAGGTCACGGAACCTTATTTGGTGGACGCCTTATCATTTACCGAGGCCGAGGCACGAATAACTGAGGAGGTACAACCGTTCATTACGGGTGAATTCACGGTAAAAGACATCAAACGTGCCCGTTTGTCCGAACTGTTCTTCAATGAGAATGGGGATCGGTTCTATAAGATCAAGGTTTATTTTATTACGTTGGACGAGAAGAGTGGGGCGGAGAAAAGGACGGCCGCTACCATGTTGGCGCAGGCTTCCACGCTAAAAGAGGCGATCGAAGTGTTGGAGGAAGGCATGAAAGGTACTATGGCCGATTATTCGATAGCCGAGGTTATCGAGACACAAATATTGGACGTGTTCCCGTTCAATACGGAAGTGGGAAAAAGAATGGATGATTTGAGCAAACTGGAAATCGAGAAGGCGATAATTGATGAAGGTAAGTCTATTGAAGATAAGATGCTTGAATCAAAGAACATTATCACCCGAGACCCCAAGTCTGGGGATGGTGACCTTATTACCCGGACACAATCTTTCATTCGGCAGAAAGCTAGGTATGATAAGGGAAAATTCAAGGAGGTGGCTATTGAAATGGCGCTTTTGCAGAAATCCCTTAAGGCGCAATGCTGGCTTCTTGGCTGCGGCCAGTTACTACTTGAGGAATTAGAGGTTTAGATCAGATATTATAAATTAAAAATGCTACATGATTATGACGAAAATTTTGAAAAACATTGAAGTATCGACGGGAGATATCCTGATCGTATGTGGTAACGTTATTTTGTCGGACCGAAAATATAAGCCGATATGAAGATAAACGTTTTTCGTACCCAACTCAAAATTGGGTCCCCAGTAAAGTACAAAGGTGTGGAATATAAGGTGCAAGATTTCGACCGTACAAGCAATGAAATCAATCTCTCACGTAATAAATGGATTCGCTTTTCCGAAGTGGAGTTATTGACTAAAAACAAGAAAAATGGAAAGAAAAAGGTCAAGAATAAAGTGGGATCACGAAAATGACGAAGAGTTACGGGCACTCTACCCGATAACCCAGACTGATAAACTGGCGGAAAAATTCGGTTGCTCCAAGTACACGATCTATAACAGGGCGTTCGCCATGGGGCTAAAGAAAAGCGATGAGTTCCTACGGTCCCCGGAATCCGGGAGGCTGGTAAAAGGATCAACAAGGACCGAGGGGATAAGGCATCAGTTCAAGAAAGGCCATATCCCGGCCAATAAGGGTAGAAAGCAATCCGAGTATATGAGTCAGGAGCAAATTAACAGGACGAAAGCGACTAGATTCGGTAAAGGCCATATCCCGGCGAACCATAAACCGGTAGGGTATGAGCGTATCACGAAGGATGGATACGTCGAGGTGAAGACTGCTGAACCTAACGTATTCGAACTGAAACATCGGCTTGTCTGGGTTGAGCGGAACGGCCCGATTCCATCTGGCTGTAATATTCAGTTCCGGGACGGAAATAGGCAGAATTGTTCTATCGATAATTTGTATATCATCAGCCGATCGGAACAAATGAGGAACGAGAACTCATACCACGCTCGTTATCCGGAAGAGGTAAAGAAACTCATACAGCTCAAGGGAGCCTTACATAGACAAATTAATAAAGCATCGAAAAATTAATGATTATGGACGGAATAGATAAACTCAAGGAGATGGTGAACAAGCCTTTCCTGTATAAGAACGAGGAAGTGGTTATAATCGGTTATTGCGACGGAACCGGTGATGACGGAGACGAGATTGAAATATATCTCAATAATGGAAAAACGATAGTGTGGCCCGTATATGACTTGGTGATGAAATTGCCACGATTCCGACCGATTACCAATACTGTTGTGGTTTTGGCGAACGAGAGGCTAAATAAGGTCTCGACAGTCAATCCTACCGTTCTTCAAGAATTGAGGGAAACGGTGTTGGGGCAGATCAAGGCGGTGAAAGAAGATCCGGCGAAAGTGAGCCAAGCGAAACAGGTGTTCCAAGGGGTTAATACCCTTATAAACTTGGCTAAGACAGAACTGGAGTATCGGAAGTATATTGACAAGAATCCGGTGTGATATGAAAACAATATCATTAAATACGCCTGATTCTGGTATCTTCCAAAAGATAGTGGGTGTCGCTAAGACCGGTTTGTTTGACGGCCGTTCAATGACCGCTTATTTTGAGGAATGCCGGTGGTTCGTGGAACGATATGATTGCATCATAGTTTTTACCCGAGACATAGGTTATCATTCAAGTGGTTGGTGGAAAAATCCCGATTACGAACGCTGTTATCACTTGTCTATCTCTTTTCCTGGAGGAAGGAATAACAAGAAACTGGAGCATATCCTCAATAAATTCTTTGGGAATAACAAACGGTTGTTATGGTGTGAGCCTCCATATAGCGAGGAAGGTAAAAAGGCAGGGGTATATCATTATCGGCTCTTTTGCGATGAAAATTGGCAGCCAATATTTCCTCGTGGTGAGGTCTATTCTACACAGTTTACCGAAATAGGCTGGAAATCATTTTCTGAATTACATCGTATAATTTAATAGCCAAAGGAATATGGAACTTAACGATCAAGCGATAGTAACGTTAACTGCGACGGGTGCAAAGCATCTGAATGATTTTTATGGATATTATGCGAAAAAATTCCCTTCTCTGGGCTGGAAAACGGACTTTAAGGAAGGGGATGACCTTAAATCATCCTTATGGGATATACTGGGAATCTTTGCCGGGTATTATCAAGCGGGTAAAGAGATTGTATTTACAAATTTGAGAAAAGAATAAAAATCAAATCATGAAAATAGAAAATCAAATATGCTCATTCAAGCAAGCGATAAGGTTGAAAAAACTAGGGGTAGTACAGCGTAGCTTGTTCCATTACGTGAATAACTGGGCTACACCTAACGGGTATTCCATTGATGACGGGCAGCATATCATTTCGGTGGGCGAGCAACATATCACTAGACTGGCTGGAAGAAAGAGAGGGGTTGAGGTTGAATTCGTTTCAGCTTTCACGGCAATGGAACTGGGGCAACTTCTTCCGCATGTACTTCCATCTGATATAGTCGAATATGGTTTGGTTCTTATGCAATCTTTTCCAGATGGCAAGGAGCAGGATTATTACATGGCTTCATACGTAGAAGTATATTCTGATTTGGATTATGGGGCGACTGCGCATAGCTATTCCGCTGATTCGGAAGCGGCGTCGAGGGCCGGGTTGCTACTTGATTTAATTGAGACGGGGGTGGTTAAGGTTGATGATATAAACACTAAGTATTCCCCGGAAGAGAATGAGTGTTATTTCTAATTTAAAATAACGGACATCATGGGAACATTTAATGAAAATCCATTTGCAAAGGATACGCCTGTAATTCCGTTTTCCAACGGAACGGAAGCGCAATCGTGGCACGAATGTAATTGTGATAAATGTATCAAGTATGAGAACCAATCCGAATCAGAGGAAGAAGCAAAATGCAAACTGGCATATCATATTGATTTTGGGTTCGTGTTAGGAACTATCCCGCTTTGGGTTGCTAAGGAAATAGGGGTTAGATATGATCCTCTGTACCAGACAGGGCGTTTGTACTCGCAATGCCGTGAGTTTAGGACCGGTGACGAACCTTTTTAAGAATGGAATGATATGGAAAATCAAATTTGCACGAATAAAGAACAATCATCCCGGCTATTAGCGGCTGGGGTGAGGCCGGAGACATCGGATTGTTACCTGCATCGCATAATGGAAACCGACGATTGGTCAAGCGAGAATGTTCAAGAACAAATAATCGAGTCATGGATGAACAAACCGGAACTGCTGGATATGACCAGCCGTTATCCAGCGTGGTCCTTGTCCCGGTTGATCTGGATGATGCCTAGATCTTATCAAGACGATATAGATGGAATGATTTATTGCCTATCTGGGAATTTCGTAGAGTTCATGTATAGTACGGATTTTCATCTTGACGAAGAAGGAGATAGGACTTATACCTGTGCTAATTCTTTCAACAAGGAAAATTTGCTTGATAATGTGGTTGACGCTATTGAGTGGCTCATCAGTATGGACCATTTAGATAATAAATACTTAATTGATAAAGGAGGCGAGAGATGAGATTAAGCAAAAAGACAAAACGGGCGATAACCGCCCAAGCGAATCGTTTGCGCAAAATATACGAGACCCCGAATCCGGAGATTGACGCTATTGTTGATGATATTAGGAAATCAGCGAAAAATCAGCCTAAATTCAAGACAAGGGAGGATGAGATCGCTTACATATTGGGAAGCAATAATCTTGGTTAATCCGGCTATTGTTTCAATTACTAACAACTAAAAATATTGAATCATGCTGGAAATATTACAATTTATATTTCAAGACTTCTGGCATTGGCTAGGCGCATTCTTGCTAATTCTAGCCGCCGGGAATTTACTTCGTGGAATAGTTATCCGCAATACTGAAATTAATAATTACGATCGGAAATAAAAAAAGATGAAAGTACATATTAAAACAGATAAAAAGCATCATCATGACGATGGCTTAGTGAATGGGTTGGTTGTTGAAGTTGAATTCATGGGAAAAGACATCGGAAATGGGGGCTATTATAAAGCGATTGGTATAAATCATCGTTTTTATTTGACCAAAGAGGATTTTATTGAATTGACTAATGATTAAATAATCATGGGAAGGCTCATAATTAAAAATATATGAAGATACGGAGAGAATTAATTATGCAGATAGAATCTTGGAATGTTAAGCACGAAGAAGCAACAGCTTATCTGCAATCTTTAGGGATGTTTTTAGATCCTCGTGATTTTAAGACGAATACATTTCCTATCTTCAAAAAAGAAGATAGGGTTTATGTAGGTATAATAAATGGCGAGTGTGATATTAACTCTATTCAGTTCAACGAAAACTATGTGATAACAGGCGAGCACAACCAATTAGAATTAAATTTAAAAAATAGATGAGCCTTGGGCGGCTTTGTAAAACCCACAAAAAATTATGGAAGCTCTATTTGAAATGAATGTTGATTGCGGAAGGATGGGCAATCTTGAAGGTGTTTTTGTTGCTGAAAAAGAGGATGTTGATTACATGATCGAGAATAAAGTCGGTATCTATTTTGGTGAAGTTCTTGGAAAACATTCGGATATATCCGGTTCTATTGATTCTAATGAAATAAAACTAATTACGACTGATGAAAATGTGATCAATGTATTCAAAGAAAACGACATTGAATGTGGTTATAATCCATTGACACAAACGCTGAGCATCAGTGATACTGATAATTTCGAAGAGTCCGAAGATTCTCCGATTGAATGGGGGGATTGTATGGTACAGGAATACATTGACTTTAAAAGAAAAGGGGCTATTCCTGAATACTATAAGGAAGAATATTTAGCTTGGATAGAAAATAATTCTGAAAATTAATAACTGAATATCATGGACGAAAAACTAGAGATTGCTGCGGCTACAAAATACCCAGCACATACATTACCGATTGCCGAATGTTCTCATAAGAGAGAGGGCTTTATAGCCGGTGCCGAATGGCAAGAATCACAGGACTTATCCCAAGAGCGGATTGATGAGTTGTTAACGACATATATCAGTAGTGTAGATCCGCTGGATAAGATTAAAATAGCCCGGTATGCCCTTGTCGTATTAGCGCAAACCGCTATTGATACCAATTCGGGTACGGTGAAACTCAGTACCGATATGACATATAAGGATAGATGTTACGACGCCCAAATGGTAATTAGTTTCAAGGAGGACAAGAAGAAATCCGAGGAGATACGTTTGGAGGAGATAATGGACATGATTATGAGAGGTGGGAAACCGACTTTGACAGGTTTTGTCTTCACTCAAGCTCAGTTTGATAAGCTGGCCCCATACGTTAAGGATTTGGAGTTTTTGAACGTGTTGAAATCAAGAGTTTTAAGAAAATGAGAAAGAATAGAAATCACATGAGAGTGTATGTGCTGATGCTCTCTAAAGCGTTCCCGAAAGAGCATGCGAAAGCGGGTCAGTGGACCTATTTTGAATTTGCTTTAAAAATGGCCTTGGAACGTCGTAAAGAATGGCTGGTTATAAGTGGGGAGGGGGAAACTGTTGTAAAGGTTCCGAAGCTCCATACGATCCGGACTAATTATGAGAGATGGGAGAAGCGGATAAAGGCCATACAGGAAGGCAAGGCCGAGTTATCCATTCGCCAGTGGAAAGGACGGCCATACGAGAAGGGTAACGTGCAGATCGAGATCGCACGGCTCGGGAAGAATAGCGGTATCGGTATCGAGAAACTTTTCTTGCATAAGTCGGAGGATGGTTGTCCCGATGGTGGAACGATAGAATCCATCCTCATTTCCGGAGAGCTGCTGGCCATTAATGATGGATTGGGTTACAGTGATTGGAGGACATGGTTTAAGGATTTTGATGAGGCGGTTCCCCTGCCTATTATTCACTTTACAAAGTTTAGATATGGAAAACAAGAATGATGCCGGTTTGAAGTTGACCGGACCGGAATTACAAACAGAGCTTCTGAAAAGGATGGGTTATCGGGATGAGTCAAGGAAGTGCGAGAATTGTAAGCATTATCTAGGGGTTTATGGGACTACATCTGAATGTTCGCTGATGCCTATAATGCAAATGAAAGTGAGCGGTGAAGGTTATTGTGATTATCACAAGTTTAACAGTGAGTCTGAAAAATAAAGTATCATATTAATTCTATAAAGTTATGCAAGACAAAGACATGATGAAAGATATTTTGAGAGAACAAGTATCGAATGAAAATTTGCAGGGGTTGGCATCTTATTTCGGTCAATCGCCGGAAAATAAACCGGTATCTGAAAAAGCGAAAGTGCAATTGAACCCGGCAATCAGTATACCGGCTCCGCTCAAAAAGAAACGTTTCTCCGTCGATTTGATAAAGGTGCTGAACGATACACACGATAGACCGGCGAGTCATCACGACGAATATGGCGAGTACAAGGAAGGCACTTTCCTGCATGGTTGTAATATCGTGGTGACGAGCTTGGTTAATGGGCGATGGAATTTGACCGTGAGAAGCGACAAGGCTATCAGCATGTACGAGATAAAGGCGGCGAGGTATAAATACATACCGAATGCCGTTTATATGACAATCGTATTACCGGCACGGGAAACGCTTGAGTTATTCACGTCCGCAAACTGTATGCAGTTAATCGAGATCGAGGTGACAAAACCGGGCGAGAATATCGGGTGATTTTTGGGGGGGACTAGAGGGGGGGCGTGTGTTATTCTCTCCCTCTCCCTTTCTTTAATCTGTGATGGATTTTAAAACTGATGGATGATGAGTAAAAGATTGGAAGATGATTTGCAAGTGAGCTGCGTGTTTTGGTATAAAATGCAATACCGAAATCGATTGATAACTTCTTTTCCCGCGGGATATGCGTTTGGTGGAGATAAGGCAAAAAGGGCCATGACTGGAAAGCGAATGAAAGATATGGGTTACTTGATTGGGATACCGGATATCTTCATTCCCGAGCCCGTAGGTAAATATCCCGGATTGTTCATTGAGTTGAAAGTTGGAAAGAATACCACAACTGACAGTCAAGATAACGTATTGGAAGAATTGAGCCGAAGGGGATATAAAGTTGCGGTCTGTTATTGCCTTGATGCCTTTATCAAGACCGTTAAATCTTATTTTGCTAATTAATGCATTGATATTTAGATGTTTTGTGCGCTTGCTGAAGTGGCGTTATTCCCTCAAATTCCTCTAAAGTGCTTCTAATAAGCTCACTTTCTATATATTTGCCCTACAAATTACAGATGTTACACCGTAAAGTAAAAAAAGTAGGATGAGAAGTTTAGAGAGTTTAGAGGGGTGGGAGCTGATTGCCGGTTATTTCGCCGCAATGATTGCGCTGGTGTTTTTCCTTCGGAAGCGGGAAAAGACAAAAGAGGAGTTTTTGGTTGCGAACCGGTCAATGCCGTGGCTGTTGACCGCCTTTTCGATGGCTGCCACATGGGTGTGGGCTCCGTCGATGTTTGTGGCGAGTGAGAAGGCCTATACACAGGGTATTGCTGGTGTTTTTTGGTTTGTCGTGCCAAATGTGTTAACGTTGGTTTTGTTTGCTTTCTTTGCCAATAAGATGCGTAAGCTCCGGCCAGATGGCTGGACGTTCTCCGATTATATACGTGAGAAGTATTCGAACCGTTGTCATTCGTTGTACTTGGTAGAGTCATTTGGTTTGCAGGTAATGAGCTTTGCCGTACAGCTTTTGGCCGGGGCTACCATCTTTTCGAAGATTACGGGCATATCGTTTGCCACGACAACGATCGTGATGGCGGTATGCCCTTTGTTCTATACGTTTGCCTGTGGCATACGAAGCAGTATCATAACGGATTTTTGGAAGATGCTCTGGATCGTGGTTGTCTTGGTCGCTGGGCTTCCTATCATGCTGTCAAATGCCGGACCCGGCGCTTTGGCAAATGGCTTGGGAGGTGTAACCGGGGATTTCGGTAGCTTATTTTCCCATAACGGTCTGCTGGTTGCTTTAGGTTTTGGGATACCTACGACGATTGGTCTTTTGTCTGGTACGTTTGGGGACCAGATGTTTTGGCAAAGGGCTTTTTGCGTTAAATATGATTCTGTTAAACGCACGATGATGATGGCGGCCGTTATTTTTGCAGTTGTACCTATTTCCTTGGCCTTGTTTGGCTTTATCGCCGCCGGGACAGGCTTAGATATCAGTGATACACAACTGACGAACGTGGGGGCCGTGATCGCCTTTTGCCCGAAATGGTTCCTCTATCTGTTTTTTGTATTGATATTATCCGGGTTGATCTCAACGGTCGATAGCATAATATGCGCCGTTAGCTCGGTCGCCGGGCATGATGTAGTAACTCGCTTATCCCTTAATGAGAAATGGCATGAGAGGATACAGAATAACAATCTGCTATTTATCCTTTTTGCTAATGAGGTACGCACAGCGAGGTTCGCCATGATTGCCGTTACGATTATCGCTATCCTAATTGCTAATACTCCCGGTCTTACTATCTTGTATCTTTTCCTCCTTTATGGTACGCTCCGTTCCTCGGTCATGTTACCGACAGTCTTCGCTATTATGGGTAAGCGAATGACGGAGAAAGGTTTGTTCTACGGTATTCTCACAAGTATGATTGTTGGCTTGCCTGTATTCGCATACGGGAACTTGATCGGGAATATCCCTTTGGTTGTTGCTGGTTCGCTTTTTACTATCCTAGCTTCCGGTGTGATTGCGTTGGATTATAGGCGGCATCTAAAACCGGGACCAATCGAATTAAAGATAGTTGTGAGGGATTTGGATGACTTGAATAGTCAGTTGACCAGATTCAACGGAAAGCTAAAAGAAGCTCGTAATAGCTTAATTGAGCTTAATAGAGTTTACGACGAATTGAATGGAAAGAATTTAACTATTAGTGTAGAAACGGAAGATGAAAAAGTTATGCAAGGTTGAGAAGTACATTATCGCTATATCAGACCCAGAAGAGTACAATGTATTCGTGTGTCCAGAGCATGGCGTTTATGCGATAAGAAAGGGTAATAAGAACACAGCTTGTTCATATTGCCGGAAGCAAGGTGAGGCGCTGGACAATCAGCGTGAATTGTATGAACAGTACAGAAAGGAGTTGGCGCTATGCGACAGGTAGTATATATCATTTTGTTGGCTGTTCTGGCTATTTCCGGAACGCATGCGCAGGTTTACGACGGCATAACGCAGCCGACCCGCTATCGGTTGTTTATGCCTGTATCAGTATCACTGAAAGATAAAGGCATAAATGTCACCCCTTTTGTTGGTTTCCGGGCGGACGTTGCCGAATGGTTATCGCTCACCCCGGTTCTGCAGTATAACAGGGTCGCCGAAGCGGTAACCGTTGGCACATGGGTGAATGTGAACTATCAAAAACACTTCTATTTGCTTTCCCGGAACATGTACGATACTAAAACCGGGTTATTCACTGAGACGCTTTCCGCTACCATGAAGTTGCCTCATGACTTCATGATTGATTCAACGTGGGATAATCTTTATAATGGCCGGGCTTTTCTCGATGGTGACCGTTTACAGGTGGTTGGCGGCTGGGATTATAGGCGAATAGTTGTGAATGCCGGATACTCGCTTCGTGCGTGGTCCGGCTTTATAGCGAATCTCCGTTTTAAAGTCACGCAGTACAATTGGTTACAGTTGAAGTATGATCAAGGGCAGAATGTGGTTAGTGTAGCAATGGCTTTACAGTTTAATTGATATGGCGATTGGAAGAAAACAGAACGCTCGGAACGAGGATTTCGTATGGGCTTGGGAACATATCGAGAGCTTGGTTTCCCGGGCCGAGGCTGAGGCATTGGTTAAGAAAACCGTTTATGCTATCTGGAAGGTAACGAGAGGCAGGCGTGTTGGTTACGCATGGTCCGGTGGGAAAGATAGCATCGCCCTGCAGTATGTATGTGAGCGGGCCGGAATCTATCGCTGTGTCATGGGGACATCAAGATCATTGGAGTTGCGAATGTTCATGGAATGGGTTGAGCGGAATAAGCCGGAAGGCTTAGAGATATACGATGTCAATATCGGTATGAGGTGGCTGGCTGATCATCCGGACATGCTTTTCCCGTATCGCTCCGATATCTTGGCGAAGTGGTATAAGTTACTGCATCATTCAGCGCAGCGTTGGTTCGTGACTCATAACAATCTTGATATGGTCCTTCTTGGCCGTCGCCTCATGGATGGGAACTTTGTGGGGCGAGGAACGAACATTTACACCGATCTCAATGGGATAACCCGTTATTCGCCATTGTCCGACTGGTCGCATGAGCAAGTACTTGCCGTGATCCACTATTTTATGAACAGGGAAATACCGCCGGTGTATGACTTGCCGGAGGGATGGATTAAGAGCACCGGGGTATGGCCAATGCAATGCTCCGGTACAGATGAGGGCTGGAGCTACTATTGGCAGGTCGATAAGACTGTCGTTATGGAGGCATCCCGCTGGTTTGAGAGTGCAAGACGTTTTATTAATAGTTTGTGATATGAAAGGTAGAAAGTTAGAGAAAAAGAGAGTTTTGTTATCGCAGTTGAAGGAGTTCCCAAACAACCCGAACGTTCATCCGGAGGAACAGGTCAAGGCGTTAGCGCAAAGTATGGAACAATACGGGCAATATTACCCGATCGTGGTTGATGAGGATTTCATGGTACTGTGTGGTCATGGCAAGAAGAAAGCCCTGGACTACATGGGGGAGAAAGAGGCCGACGTGACAGTCATGTACGGCCTGTCCGATAAGCAGAAAAAGAAACTGCTATTGGAGGATAACAAGATACAGGATATGTCCTATGTTAGCTTCGGTGATGTGGAGCGGATCATAAAGGAGATTGGCGAGGTCGATATTATCGGCTATACTCCGGAATATCTCGACGCCATTATTAATGAGATCAGCCCGGATAACATGGGGGTACATTTTGATGAGCCGGCGAAGAAGGAGCAGAAGTTCACGCCGGAGAAAGAGCAAGCCGATCAGGAAGAGGTCACGGAGATCGAACAAGGGATGCAGTCGGCTAGGACGATGGTTTGCCCTCATTGTGGTAAGGAGATAACCCTTTAAACGTATGGACATGGAACAAAAGGATTTATTTAAGCCGCTTCGGGAACTGCAATTTGTCGATAGGGATTTGGTAAAGCCCAATGACTACAACCCGAACAAGGTATTGGAGAAGAATTTGAAGCTGTTGACGGAAAGTATCATGAGCAACGGTTTTTGCTTTCCTATCGTGATACGTCCGGACTTCACGATCATCGACGGGTTTCACCGTTGGCTGGTATCCGGGCGGGAACCGCTCAAGACCTTGCTAAGGGGTAAGATTCCGGTGGTGATCGTGTACCATGACACGCAAGCGGATGATATGGCTGGGACAATTACGTTTAACCGGGCAAGGGGTACGCATTTGCTTGAACCGATGGAGAACATCGTTAAGAAATTGCTTGGCGAGGGGTTGTCGGTTGAGGAGATATCACGGAAAATCGGTATGAGTAAGGAGGAGATATTCCGGCTGTCAAGTCTTGACCGGGATCAGTTCCTCGATCTCTTGACCTCACGGGAACAAAGGTTTAGTAAGGCTCAAATCATAAGGCGTAACTAGATATGTTTACAAAAGAGTTGAATGTTAATGTAGTGGAGGCTGCTGAGCGTAGGATACTCGAAGCCTTCAACACAAATAAGATCGTTGGTGTCAGCTTCTCTGGCGGCAAGGATTCTATTTGCATGTGCGATATGCTGGTTAAGACTATGCGCAAGTATGCCATTCCTTTTAGCCGTATTATCGTGGTTTTCTTCGATGAGGAAGCTATCTATCCGGACGTTGAGCAGATAGCCCTTGAATGGCGTTCCCGTTTCCTATCTCTCGGTGCCAAGTTTTATTGGTTCTGCTTGCCTATCCGGCACTTTAATTGCTGCAACAGGTTGGAGAACGATGAGAGCTTTATTTGCTGGGAACCGGGCAAGGAAAGCGTGTGGGTGAGACCTATGCCTAAGTTCGCCATCCGTAATCATTCCATGTTCCGGATGGGGATGACCTATCAGCAATTCGGGAAGAAGATGTTCCAAAGTATCCAGTGTATGGTCGGGCTGCGTGTGGCCGAGTCTATCCAGCGACGGCAGTCGATTGCCATCATGCGTAATTCCATATTCCTTTATCCGATCTATGACTGGCGGGATAGCGATATCTGGTTGTACATAAAATTGAACCGTCTTACGCTCCCCATGACTTATGTCTATCTGTATAAGACTGGGGTCCCGGTCAATAAGTTGCGGATAAGCCAGTTCTTTAGCATTGACACGATCCGGTCGTTGCCGAAGGTTATGGAGTTCTACCCCAATCTTTACGAGAGGGTATTGCGCCGTGAGCCTAACGCCGATCTTGTCATGCTTTATTGGGATACGGATATGTTCCGGAGCTCGCAACAGGACAAGAAGTTTGATATCGATAAGGACAAGGATTACCGGATAGTGCTAAAGGATGCGATGCTAAAGGCGGCCAAGCATCCGGATATGTATCCTGGGCATGAGCCGGCGAAGAAACTATATTCCCGTATGACCGGACGGGAGTCGTCTAGGACATGCCAGAGGGTATATCAGATATTGGTGGCCGGTGATCCTAAGAAGAGAAGTTATCGGGCGGTACTGGGTGATTTATATAGAGAAAGAGGAGGAGGTGTATAATGCCGAAATCAGATGATGATATTCAGAAAGACAAGGAAAAGCTATTGGCATCCTTGAAAGATAGTAGCGGTATCGTGACTTACGCTTGCGAGAAAGCGGGATTTTCCCGTCAGACCTTTTATCGCTGGTATAAGGAGGACCCGGAGTTTAAGGCTCGTGCGGATGATATTGGCGAGTTGCAGATAGATGTGGCTGAGGCGTCGCTATTGAAGAAAATCCAGAACGGTGACACGGCGGCTATCATCTTCTATCTAAAGACAAAGGGCAAGGATCGGGGATACTCGGAGCGTAGGGAGGTTGTCGTTCCCGGTGGTGTCCAGGTCAAGAGCGAGTTCGATTTATCGAGGCTCTCGGATGAGGAGAGAAAAGTGTTGTTGAGTATTGCGGAGAAGCGGGATAAAGAGGCTAAAGAGTAGTGAATCTGTCGGGTGATGATATATTAGGTTTGGCAAGGGCGGTGCAAGCGGATGAGTGTAGGAAATCTTTCTACTATTTCGTCAAGACGTTCTGGGCGGTTATTATACCGGAGGTTCCGGTATTCAACTGGCATATTGAGTATATCTGCAAGGAGCTCCAAGACCTGTCTTATTACATCGTCAATCGTTTGCCGAAGCCATACGATATTATCATCAACATTCCTCCCGGTAGTACGAAATCCACGATCGTAACCATCATGTGGCATCCTTGGTTGTGGACACAGGACCCCCGGTTAAGGGTTATCTCGAATTCTTATTCCGGTGATTTGTCGCTAGAGCATGCCTCGAAGTCAAAGGACATAATCACCTCCGACCTGTATCGGACGTTGTTTCCGGAGATAATCATAAGGCATGATAAGTCCGGAAAGGGCAGTTATGAGAATGTGAAGGGTGGCGCAAGGTATAGCACGTCTACCGGCGGTACTATCACGGGTAAACATGCCCATATCATCCTCAATGATGACCCCGTGAACCCGAAGCAGGCCGAGTCCGATTCGCTGCGTCTACAGGCTAACGAACATACGAAGACACTATCGTCCCGTAAGGTCGATAAGAAGAACACCCCAATGGTCACGATCATGCAGCGCTTGCATGATGACGATGTCACGGGGTATTTGCTCAAGAAGAAGGGAGACAAGATCCGTCATATCTGTTTGCCGGCCGAGGTGTCGGACCGTGTCAATCCTCCGGAGCTGAAAGAACGGTACATTGACGGCTTGCTCGATCCGGTACGTATTGACCGGGAAGTTATCGCCGAGGCGAAGATAGACCTTGGTTCACGACAATACGCCGGACAATATGAGCAGGCCCCATCCGTGGATGGCGGTAATATCATCAAGGCGGAGTGGTTCGGACATATCTCCCTGTCCCAGTTCCTTGCTATCCGTGGAAGGGCTGCGATACACTTCTTTCTTGATACCGCCTACGACGAGAAGAAACAGAAGAGTGATAATGACCCGTCAGGCATACTGGCGGCCTGTCTGTTACAGAACTACCTGTTTATTTTTCATGCGCAAAAGGTGTGGAAGGAATTTCCGGAGCTGATGAGGTTCATCCCGGATTACGTAAAGGCTCATGGATATGATGGCCGTAGCTCGATCCGGATTGAGCCGAAGGCGAACGGTATTTCGGTAATACAGGCGGTTCGAAAGTATACTAAGTTGAACGTGACAAGGACTCCGGCCCCGACCGATAGCAAGGAGGTCCGCTTGCATGCCGTATCGCCTAAGATCGAGTGTGGCCGGGTGATCTTGGTCGAGGGAGACTGGAACGAGGAATTTGTTGATGAGGTTAGCCAATTCCCGGCTAAGACTCACGATGAGTATGTGGATATCCTTGTCTATGCGATTAATTATCTGCTGGATGATAATTATGAGTTTTCGGAAGATGATGAGGAGGACGTGTTGAACGCATTAGGATGATGTAGAATTAAAATTTATAGACAATGGGATTGTTTGGTTGGTTTAGGAATGGGGTGAATGCAGCCCTAGGGAGGAAACAAGAGTTTGAGGTCTTGTTGAAAGAGAATGATGTTGGCCGGGCTATCGCTCAAATGACCGATAACTCGAAGCGTGTGGGTGAGGCTTTGAAGGTATATGAGACAAAGCAGCATGATGTGATGAAGCGACCTAAAAAGGCTGTTTTCGGAAAGAAAGATCCCGCAACAGGTGAGCGAAAATTTTTACGTTGGGAAGAGAAATGGAAGATACCTATTCCTTATCCGGTCTTCATCAATGAGATAGCGTTAGTCTTTTTGTACGGCCGTCCCTTGAAATGGATTCAATCAACCAAGGGAACGGATAGGGCTTTCTCCAAATATCTTGATTTTCTTAAGCATATACGCTTTGACGCAAAGATACGTGAGGCGAAACGGCTGGCCGGGGCTGAGACCCAAAGTGCCTTGTTATTCCATACGTTCCAGAATGATGATGGCAAGGCAGATGTTACC